AAAGATGTTAGAGGCTAGGGCTAAATATGCTGATACCTTGAGCAAACTTAAAGTCCAAGAGTTAGATGCCGAAGCAGACATACAAGAAACACGTTCTATATACCAACATGCATCAGAAGTTGCAGCTAACAGTAAATCTACATTTATATCTGCTATTCAAGCATCGGTTCGTCCTGTTATTACATATTTCTTTTTTGCTCTTTTTGCTACGATTAAAGGACTTGGAGTTTATGTTGCCGTTCAAGATGGAACAGATGTAAGTCAAGCTATATTAAATAGTTGGGACCAGGAGACAGCAATATTGTTTTCAACAGTAATTTCGTTTTGGTTTGGCGGTAGAGCTATGAAACACATTAGGGGCAGTAAGTCTTAAAATGTCCGAAGTCAATTGGGATGAAATAGTTGACGGCCTTACAGATGATGAAGCTAAGTATGCTCTTGAGTTAACGCGCAGACTTAACAAGTTAAACTATCAATCACATGCTCAAGAAAAATTTATAACATTTGTAAAACATATGTGGCCAGACTTTATAGAAGGCGAACATCATAAAATATTTGCAAAACAATTAGAGGCGGTGGCACAAGGAAAATCTAAAAGATTAATTGTTAACATGCCACCTCGACACACAAAGTCTGAGTTTGCTAGTGTGTTTTTTCCAGCGTGGATGATGGGAATTAATCCTAAGTTAAAAATAATTCAAGCAACACACACAACAGAACTTGCAACAGGTTTCGGACGTAAGTGTAAAGCTCTAGTGCATAGTCCTCAATTTAGAGAAGTTTTTCCTAAAGTTAAGATATCACCAGAAAGTCAAGCCGCTGGTCGTTGGAATACGGTCGATGGTGGTGAGTACTTCGCTGCCGGTGTTGGCGCTGCTATTACAGGTCGTGGTGCGGACTTACTTGTAATCGATGACCCACACTCTGAGCAAGATGCTTTATCAGCAACATCTTTCGAAGCATGTTATGAGTGGTATACCTCTGGTCCACGACAAAGATTACAGCCAGGTGGATCTATTGTTATTGTTATGACACGTTGGTCTACGAAAGATCTAACAGCTGAAGTTTTAAAAGCACAGTCACGAAAAGGCGCAGATCAATGGGAAGTTATAGAGTTTCCTGCTATCTTTGAAGACGATAGTGTTTTGTGGCCTGGTTTTTGGGAAAGGTCAGAACTAGAAGGTGTTAAAGCATCACTACCTGTTTCTAAATGGAATGCTCAGTGGTTACAAAAGCCAACCAGTGACGCAGCGTCAATTTTAAAAAGAGAATGGTGGCAAAAATGGGAGAAGGACGATCCTCCACATTGTGATTACATTATTCAATCTTATGATACTGCATTTCTTAAATCTGAGAGAGCTGACTTTAGCGCTATAACAACATGGGGTGTTTTTCAAGCAGCAGAAGATGATTCGCAGTCGATATGTTTATTAAATAGTGAAAAAGGACGATGGGAGTTTCCAACCCTAAAAAGAAAAGCGTATGAAAGTTATATGGAATATGATCCTGATATGGTGTTAATTGAAGCTAAAGCAAGTGGACTTCCTCTAACGCAAGAATTAAGAACAATGGGTATTCCAGTTCTTAATTTTACTCCAGGAGGTAGACGGGCTGGACAAGATAAGATAGCTCGTGCTAATGCTTGCGCACCACTATTTGAGTCTGGAAAAGTATGGGCGCCAGACACGGACTGGGCTGAAGAACTTATCGAAGAATGTGCATCATTTCCTAACGGAGATAATGATGACTTGGTAGATTCAACAACTCAGGCTATACTACGATTTCGTGAAGGAGGATTTCTTACTCATCCGGAAGATTACTTGGATGAAGAAATTGTTCCTAAACAATTTAAATATTACTAGGAGAAAAAAAATGCCAAGAGTTGGAAAAAAAAGTTTTTCATACGATGAAGATGGATACATGAAAGCACAAGCTGAAGCAGATAGAACAGGGCAACCTATGATTACAGGTTATGCTATGGGCGGAACTGCAGCAGATTTTGTTTCAGATAAAGAAAGAAGAAGACTAGCTGATGATTATATCGCTAATTCTTCAGCTGTTAACCCAGATTTTGCTTATGATCGTGCAAGCTATGAGTTAGACCAAGGTGAAGGAACAAACAGAATGAAAAAAGCAAGGAAGATGAACAAAGGCGGAGATGTTTTTGGTCAAGAGACTGTTGTTTCTGTTCCTGAAGGTAATGGTGCTGGTACTATGAAGGGTATGGGAGCTGCTACTAGAGGCGGTAAATTTTCTGGAACATTCTAAAAATGGTAAAAATTAAATTTACACCAGACTTTTCAATGGAAGAAGATGATGATATTGTTTTTGAACTAGAAAATGAATTTGAAAATTTAAAACCTATTCCCGTTGAGGAAGCTATTTCAAGGACATTGTGTTTTAATAGTCCAAATAGCGAATGTAAATGCAAATCATCTCTAGAGTGTAAAAGTCATAAAGATTATAGGCCTTCGGCTTTGTCTGCAATAATGGTTATTTTAACAGCAGACCCGCAAGGCTACATAATAAAAAGGTTAGATGAGAAGGATTTAAATTAATGGCCCAAGATGATTTACCTTTAGGACCAGGGGGTCCAGAATCAGAAGAAATAATTGTTGAAGGTAATCCTTTAGACCAACTAGCCATTGATCCTGAAATGCTTGAGCTTGTTCAAAACACAGAAGGCATTGAAATGGAAGATGGTTCTTTTGAATTTTCTATGGAAGAAAGTGATTTAGAAAAAGAACAAATACCTTTTGACGCTAACATGTCAGAATATTTAGATGAAAGTATTTTATATACTATATCTAGTGATATTCTTTCTCACATAAATGAAGATAAAAGTTCAAGAAAAGAATGGGAAGATGCCTACAGAAGAGGCTTAGAACTTTTAGGTGTTAATGATAACGAAAGATCAGAACCTTTTCAAGGTGCATCAGGAGTTACTCATCCTATGCTTGCAGAAAGTGCAACTAAATTCCAAGCAATGGCTTACAAAGAATTATTACCAGCTGGTGGTCCTGTTCGCACAATGATACTAGGTGCAAAGAATGCCGAAACAGAAGCGCAAGCTGACAGAGTAAAAGAATTTATGAACTATCAGATAACGTGTGAAATGGAAGAATATGATCCAGAAACAGATCAACTTCTTTTTTATCTTCCTTTATCTGGTTCTGCCTTTAAGAAAGTTTATTACGATCCTACTATGAATAGGCCTTGTGCAAGATTTGTTCATGCTGAAAAATTAATTGTTCCCTACAACACAACTGACTTGATTTCAGCTCAAAGAATAGCGCAACAATTTACAATGGCTGGAAACGAATTAAGAAAATTACAACTATCTGGATTTTATAGAGATATAGATGTTAGAGCTGGATTTACCGGAAGAAGTGATGTTGAAGAAGAAATAGATAAGCTTTCTGGTATAGAAGATATTAATTACGATGAAGATGTTTTTGAATTGTATGAAGTACATACTTTTTTAGATATTGAAGGTTTTGAGGATATTGATGACAAAGGTGAAAATACAGGAATTAAACTTCCTTATATTGTAACTTTAGATGCATCAAGTGGAAATGTTTTATCAATTAAGAGAAATTATTACGAAAATGATCCCCTGAAAAAACCTATTCAATATTTTGTACATTACAAATTTCTCCCCGGTTTAGGTTTTTATGGGTTTGGGTTGCCACACATTATAGGCGGTATGGCATCTTCAGCTACATCTATCCTTCGTCAGTTAATTGACGCTGGTACATTAGCAAACTTACCTGCTGGCTTTAAAGCTAGAGGAATACGAATCAGAGATGATGATGTTCCGCTACAGCCTGGTGAGTTTAGGGATGTAGATGCTCCAGGTGGATCATTGCAAAATTCTCTTATCCCATTGCCATTTAAAGAACCTTCTCAAACTTTATACGGTTTGCTAAAAACTTTAGAAGAAAATGGCAGAGGATTTGCTGCAATAGCTGATTTTCCATACAAAGAAGTAGATAAAAATGCTCCTGTAGGTACTACAATTGCTAATTTAGAGCAAGGAACAAGAGTAATGTCAGCCATACATAAGCGTTTACATTACTCACAAAAGACCGAATTTAAGCTGTTAGCACGTCTATTTAGCGAGTATTTACCTCCTTCTTACCCATATATGACTGCAAATGGGGATCAACAAATAAAACAAAAAGATTTTGATGAAAGGGTGGATATCGTACCAATTAGTGATCCTAATATTTTTTCTATGGCTCAACGCATTGCTTTAGCACAAACAGAGTTACAATTAGTTCAATCTAATCCAGCAATACATGGTCCTAATGGATTGTATGAATCTTACAGAAGAATGTATTCCTCACTTGGTCTTAATAATATAGATGAAATATTGCCTAGACCTCCTAAACCACAGCCCTTAGATCCAGCTAAAGAAAATGCTGCAGCTATGAAAGGTGGAAAACTTCAAGCTTTTCCACAGCAAGACCATGATGCTCATATTAAATCTCACATGGCCTTAATGGGTACACCAGCACTTAATGCAAATTTAGATTTAGTTGCTAATATTCAATCTCACATTTATGACCATATGTCGTTTAAGGCGAGAGATATGGTTATGCAAAAGATGCAACCAGAGATACAATCTTTGCAAGAACAATATCAAGGTCAAATTCCACCAGAAATTCAAGAACAATTACAGGCTAAAATTGAAGAATATACTGCTCAAGAAATTGCTGGTTTAAGTGAATTATTTACTCAAGCTATAGAGCCAATGGAAGGACCGGATCCTTTAGTTGCTCTTCGTCAGCAAGAAATTAATTTAAAAGAATCTGATATGGAAAGAAAAAATGAAGAGTTTCAACAGAGATTACAACACGATATTACTTCTGATGAAGCAAATGCTCAAGTTGCTATGGATAGAGTTGATGTTCAGGAAAAGGCAATTGAAGAAAGAACAAGAGTTGCTGAAGAAAGAATTGCTGCTCAAAGAGAAAAATTATACTTGGATAAATAATGGCAAAAGCTATAGCCAGAACAACAAAAGGCAAAGGAGCCAACTACAGACCCACTAAGTCTGGTGCAGGCATGACAAAGAAAGGTGTTGCTGCCTACAGGAAAAAGAATCCTGGCTCTAAATTAAAAACTGCTGTTACCGGTAAAGTTAAAAAAGGTAGTGCTGCTGCAAAAAGAAGAAAGTCTTATTGCGCAAGATCAGCGGGTCAGTTAAAAAGAAGTAGTGCTAAAACTAGAAATGATCCTAATTCTAGGATTAGACAAGCAAGAAGAAGGTGGAAGTGTTAAATGGCTAATAAAAAAAATAAAAAAACTGTTAAGAAAGTAATTACGGGTTTAAAAAAAGCAAGTGCCTTGCATAAGAAACAAGCTAAAAGTTTGTCTGCACTTAAATTAAAAAACGGTGGAAGAGTTAAAAGGAGAAAATAATGAGTCTGGTAGAAAATATTAACAAACGCAAAAAGGCAGGAAAATCTAGATCTAAAAAAAACAGCACTGTTTCACGTGAAGCATACGCAGATATGAAATCTGGTTGGAAGAAAAAGAAAAAGAAAAAAACTACTAAAAAGAAAAAAACCACAAAGAAAGCATAATGCCATTAAAAAAAGGTAAATCTAAAAAAACTATAAGTAGTAATATTAGTAAATTAAATAAAGAAGGTTACAAAGGTAAGCAAGCCGTAGCCATTGCGTTAAGTCAAGCTAGAAAATCTAAAAAGAAAAAAAAGAAAAAGAGAGCTTAGTTTACATTTAAAAGTTTTTGGTTGACAAGTGTAAACAACAACCCCATATATATGTTATGTTTGATTACGACATTTATCAACGTGTTCTTAGGTTAGTCAGAGAGAGGCAAGAAGACCTAAGAACACAAGCAGAAACTGGAGCTGTAAAAGATTGGTCAATGTATCAAAACATAGTAGGACAGTTGCAGTCCCTGGCATATGTAGAATCTGAAGTCCAATCACTATTAAAAAGATTGGATGGAGATGATGAATAAAAAACTTTTAGTACCTGATTCTTATGTAGGTAAAAAAAATAAAACTAAAGACAATGTAGGATTTGAATCTGCTTGGGTAAAATCTGACGAACGATTTTTAGATCCCTCAAAAATAAAACTATCTTTAAAACAAAGGCTTCCTAACCCTACTGGTTGGAGAATGCTAGTTGTTCCTTATCAAGGAAAGCAAAAAACTGATGGAGGCATTCATATTCCAGATCAAATAAGGGAAAAAGAAGCTTTAGCTACATCAACAGGTTATGTTTTAAAAACAGGACCTGGTTGCTATCAAGATAAAAATAAGTTTCCAGAAGGGCCTTATTGTAAAGAAGGTGATTGGGTTCTTATAGCAAGATATGCTGGAACAAGAGTTAAAATGGATGATTTTGAAGTTAGAATTTTAAATGACGATGAAATTTTAGCAACAGTTTCTGACCCAACTGACGTAAAAAATTTTTAGGAGAAAAAAATGGAAGAAAATGAAGAAGTAATTTCAGAAGAAGAAATAATAGATATTGATGTAGAAGCTCAAGAAGAATCAACGGCTGATGCTTTAGATATAAAAGAAGATTCTGATGAATTAGAAGAAATAAAAAAAGACCCTTTATCTGAAAAAGAATTAGATAAAAGAAAAAATAGCGCTCAAGACAGAATTAATTCTTTAACTAGAAAAAGAAGAGAAGCTGAAGAAAGAGAAGCTGCGGCCCTTCAGTATGCTGAAGCAATGAAGAAAAAAGCTGAAGATGCAGAAAGAAAAAATAGTACAGTTAATCAGGGTTATGCTGTAGAGTTTGAAGGAAGAGTTGCTAGTCAAGAAGATCAGGCTAAAAAAGCTTTAGCTGATGCTACTGAAATAAATGATCCTATGAAAATAGCTGAAGCTACTTCTGCTCTTGCTAAAGTTGAGATTGAAAAAGAAAGATTAAGGGTTTATAAAAATAAATCTAGAAGACAACCAGCTCAAAAAGAAAATTTTGTTCCTTCTGCGCAACCAGCTCAACAACAATATCAGGCACCTCCTCCACCAGACCCTAAAGCTACAAGTTGGGCTGAAGAAAATTCATGGTTTGGTGAAGACAAAAACGTAACAGCTGTTGCAATGAACATTCATAATGATCTTATAAATCAAGGTTTTGATGGATCTACTGATGGTTATTATGAAGAGTTAAATAAACAGTTAAAACCTTGGGTTTCTGCTGCTGGATATGATCAAGGAGAAATTGTCTCGACCAAGCCAGCAACTGTAGCCCCAGTTAATTCTGGAAGAGGAGTTGCAAAAAAACAAAAATCTGTTAAATTAACAAGGTCCCAGGTAGAAATAGCAAAAAGACTTGGTGTACCTAAAGATGAGTACGCAAAAGAATTATTAAAACTACAAGGGAATAGGAGCTAAATATGGCTAAAAATGAAATTATCGATGAAACTGTGGCTACTGAAGCAGCAAACAGATCTTCACGGGAAAAAGACACAAGAAAAGCTTCAACTCGCCCTGTGCAATGGCGCCCCGCTAATAAATTGCACGCCCCGGATGCTCCAGACGGATTTATTCACCGTTGGATTCGAGCGGAAACTTTAGGACAAGAAGATAAATCTAATGTCCATCGCCGACTCCAAGAAGGATTTGAATTAGTAAGAGCGGATGAGTATCCAGATTCGGATTTACCGGTTTCTGATGGCAAACACGCAGGTATTATTGGCCTCGGAGGTTTGTTGTTAGCTCGATTCCCAGAGGAATTT